AAGCCTTGTCAGAGATATAGGTGGTCGTACTCAGTCGAGCTCAGTCCAGTTGCAGCAAGCTCCTCAGCGTAATCGAGGGCGGCCTGTGCAGCGGCGGGAGAGAGGTTCATGAGAGTATCCTTTCTATGTCAGGGTTTCATTATACTCTCCGTTTTTCTCGCGGGCAAAAAAGATAAGCCAAGCCCCCCATGCGTATTGCACAGGGGGCCTGACAAATCTCAGAAGGGTTTAACCTTCATGATGAGTCCGAACGCCTTCGAGCTGACGACAGCAAGTCGCTCGTACTGGAGGACGGCTACGATACCGGCCATCGATGTGACTGCGCCAAGAATTGCGTCCTTGCTGAGCTTCTTGCTTTCGCCAAGGGCTTTGGCTTTTGCAAGAGTCTCAACATTGCGAACAATGGTGGTGTAGTCATCCGAGGCAGGATCGTGAAGCTCGGCATCCTTCAGAGCTGACTCGATGGTCTGCTGAATGGGGTCGGGGTTCTTCATAGTGGCTCCTTTCTAGGGTTTCATAATAGGGCAGGTTTTTCTCGCTTAGACCTGCTTGACGTCCAGCGTCACCTTACCATTCCGGAGCATCTCGCCGACGCCCTGGTCGAAGGTGGCGTGAATACCCTGAGACTCGTCCACGTGAAGGGCCCCGGAGGGCTGATTACCAGTGTACTTGTTCGAGCTGACGCCCAGAAGCACACCAAGGAAGGTGTCAATAGCGGCAATCGTCCCCGCGACCTCAGTCGGGTAGGGAAGGTGCCACAGGGCTGCCAGAGTGACATAGAGCGCAGAGGTAGCCGGGAGGGCAACCAGAGCAACCCACTTGAGGATGTCGTAGGACTTGTTCGTCATCTGTTTCTCCTTGAGGTGCTTAGCCATCTTGTTTCTTCTTTGCGGGAGGTCTGGGAGTGGGGACGATTGGTAGACGCTTAACCTCATCAACAATCCTCTCAGCGAGACCGTTTCCTCCGAACTCGGAGTAGGGCTCGTAGAGGTACTTCATGAAGTCCTCATACTCGTCGAGAGTGAGGTAGCCTCGGTGAAGATATGTCTTTCCGACATAGACGATGCGGTCATGCGCCATACCAAGCAGCAGTTGGGTACTGGCTGACTTCCTTTCCCCGCGCTTCATAATCCATGCCCAGATCCCGGACGAGCCCAGCACCGAGAATACGATAGCCAGGCTCATGTCCAGGACTGGATTCAGACCGAAGTGCTGCATGTCATCCAATCGCGAAGTATGGACGGACGCCCTGCTCCGAGGTGTAGGCCGCTGTGTACTCCGATGCGTCAGTACCCACATAGATCGAGGAGTTCGTCGTAGCGATGTCTCGAGTCCAGTAGTTGCTTTCGCAGGCGATGTAGTTCTTAGCCAGCTCGAAGATCGGGAATCGTCCGATAGCAAGGTCCCCTCGCTGGAAGTCGTGCCTTGAGATGGCCTGACGTCCGAAGATCATGTCCTCAGTCATAAGACCAGCCGTGTGAGCCAGCCAGTCCGAGCCAGTGATCTGCGAGAGGTTGTTGTAGGAGGTCGGGAACTTCGTCAGGGGTTGAAGAACGTTCCCAGTACCGAAAGCGCCCTGAGCCGTGGAGATGGCTCGGTTCAAACCAGTTCGGCCGATCTCGAACGAGGTGAACGCCGTCGGGATGTTGTTCGTGTCGTTGTACCGGCTCGTGTAGAGGGGCTGGTCGGGAAGGACGATCACGTGGTGACGGAGGTACTTAGGGTAGCCGATACCGTAGAAGTAGTCGAATGCGACAATACGCCAAGTGACACCGTTGATCGAGAAGTAGTCGCCCAGGAACATGTTGTCGAAGGTTCCGTTTCGGATCGACGTGAGATACGGGTTCACGTTGTTACCAAGTGATCCCCCTCGGAACAGAGAGTTGTGAAGACCCGCATTTCCTCGGCTAGCGATCTGGAAGAGGGTGCTAGCGTTGTTGAGAGCAGAGTTGATATTAACCAGCTTGCTCTCGTTGGTCCCGACTCGAGACTCGACGTTGGCGATCTTCAGGTTCTGAGCTGTGTCAGAAGCCTTCAGGTTGGCGACTTCGGTAGCGGTGTTTCCACCAGCCTGACTCAGTGCATCTCGTACTGCCTTGAACCAGGTGTCGAATTCCCCCTGCAGCTTGTTCTGGAGTGCAGTGAGATCGATCGTGTTCGCTGGGCCGCCGATGTACGGAGCGCCATTAGAACCGCCGTAACCGACTCGAGAGGAGACATGCTCCGGAGAGATCTGTCGAGCAGCCTTGAGCACCCGGATGTTGGCGAGTACCATGTACTTCTTACCAGGGGTATCTGTCGGCAGAGGAGCCTGCGGGCTACCAGAAGCCTGGCCAGTCAGCACCTCAAGTCGAGCGGCTCGAACAGCCTTGTTGTTGTCGACAGACAGCACAATCGAGTCGATACGGTCCAGAGAGGCGTGAGCGGCGCGGATAGACAGCTTCTCATCGGCGGTATTCTCCACCCAACGACGGTTCAACCAGGCCTTGCCGGATCCGACATAGATGGCCATCTCGTTGGTCCCGGGACGAACCAGGAAGTGATCACCGACATTCGGGAATACACCGTCAGAGATGATCCCGTCGAACAGGGCGCCGAACTGTTCTGCGTCGTATACCCTGTCTCCGTTAACTGAATTGTAGAAACCACTAGATAGAGGCATTTGCGAAATCTCCGTCTCGAGGCTCGATCACAATGCCGGGCCCCTTTCGTAGGTAGTTGAGACGGAATGTGTCACCCGTCCACTTGTTTCGAGAAGCCATCGAGATGGCAGGCGTCTGCGTGAAACCGCTGTCGGACCAGGACTCAGTCATCTCAGTGAGTTGGGCCTCAATGGGCTGTGCGCCGTTGGTGGGGACATAGTACATCACATCCCCACAGACGAAGCCCTTGCGATACTCCACGTTCGAGAAGTTGTCAATCTTACCGGACATGACGCCCAGCGGGTTGTACTTCGGGAACATGGCGTCCAGAACCCAGTAAGGATACCACATCTCGGTCAGTGCCGATACCATCTGCTTCTGAGCAGGAGTCAGAGCCTTCCAGTCCTCAGCTCGATAGGGCTTGTGGACCTGGGTGTTGTTCCACAGGGCCTCACGTCGGTCCACACCATCACCATAGCGGAGTCGGTGCTCCCTACGGTGAGTTGTGCCGTCGGCGATCCAGTTGTCATTCAGCTCGACGTCGCCAGAGTCAAAGATCTCATAGACGACATTCTTCGAGTCGACGATGGAGTAGACGGCCTTGTAGTCCGTGAAGTTCTCGTTCTTGTCAGAGAGCACAATGGTCTCGACAAGGCGAGGGTGCCGGATGTAGGTGTGGAAGTTACCCTGCTCCCAAGTAACCTTGTAGTAGAGAGGGTACCCGTTAGGCTTGCAGGCCTGGAGGATCTGCCCGAATGGCTCGTTAAGAGGGCACCGGTCCCAAACGACCCACTTACCATCCTGGAGCTTCTGCCCTGTGTCATTCACATAGGCGTATTCACTGACTTCAGGGTCTGCATGGAAGGTCCATCCAGGAAGGGCTCGAGAAGCTCCAGCAGCCGCCCCGAGGTGGTTGTTGGCCATCTGCTGAGCGAACAGCTGAGCATTGAACTTCTGCTGAGCATCAGGCTTAATGAAGGTCTTGTGCTCCAGAACTCGCCAGGTGTAGATGCTCTCGAGAGACCTTCCTGAATAGGTGTGCTTGTAGCTACCGTTGTTCTGCTGCTCAATAGCGCAGGTCTCGATAACCATCACAGTATCTGTGTCGTCCCTCGAGATGAAGTTTCCGAGGCGATACATGGGTACCGAGTTAGTCGTGAAGACTGCTAGCTCGAACTGACCGAAGTCGTAAGCCCTCTCGGTCCAGTTCAGTGAGATGAAGTCGTCTGGAATCTCACGTGTGTCCTTCCAGTCCAGACGGTTTCTGTAAAACAGATGCATTAGACGCCCCTATACAAGGTCTCGTATTCGATAGAGATATCCATGTCATTGGGGTTCCCGACGAACTGCAGACCAATGGTGTTGTTGCCCGGATGGAGCTTGATCCACTGACTCTTGATATCGAGAACACCGGTGATGAACGACTCCTTACCGCCGGCAATGTGCTTGACGGACTTCTTAGCTGGCCGAGTATCAATGACAAGCTGCTCGCCACGGTAGAAGTCCTTGACCTTGTTGATGATCATGGCCTCGTCGTAGGTCTGGTTGATCACAGTCAAGTTAGACACATTGCCGTTGAAGGAGAAGGTAATGACGACACCTGTGTCAGCGTCGCCGAGGTAGTTGATGTCCTTACCAGACGAGTTGGACATGTCGCCGAAGATGAGTTCCTTGGGGTTGTCCGCGGACTTGAACGGGAACTGGAACAGAGGCGTGACGTCATTGAATCCGACAAGACCCGTGATGGACGGTGAGTTGGATCGCCAGTAAGGGTCGATAGCAATCAGTGAGACGCCAATCTCCTGCCTCTCGGAGAAGATGTTCGGCTCGACTGACTCGACAATCATACTGGACTTGACGGCCACCTGATCAGTAACCACACCGAAGGTCACCGTCTCCCCAACTGGGAAGTAGTGGTAGATCTTTCGGCGCTCAGTCTGAATGTCTTCCCCGACGGGGATGAGGGTGAGAACCACATTACGAGTCCCCACCCTCGCCCCCTTCAGGAATGCCCCATCAATCAGCGCGTACCGCTCAAGACTGAGTTCCGTCTTGACTGGGCCAAGACCGGTGATCTCCTTGACTGCAATACCCGAGCTCCAGGGGTCGAATAGATCAAGATTGAGGGATTCGCCCCCCTTGGTGAGAGATGAGACTTCGGTGATCATACAGTCAACGCGTCCTTTGCCATGGCCAGCTGCGTCTTGGTGTTGCGGTAGATGTCCGCAGCGTCAAGGGCCTCTGGCGAGTTGTTCGTCTGGTTGAAGGTGATGTTTGTGGTGCCATTTTGACTGTTCTTGTCATCGAACTTGGCGTCCACAGGAATTGTAGGCCGTGCACCATTCGCTGCATTGAGCGTGGTGCCGATTGCGGGCATTAGGCTGTTGATGCCCTTTGCCTGCTTCTCCATCTCCTCGAGATTGAGAACGGGCTTGACCTCTGGCTTGTAGGACGGGTCTTCCTCAATGAGTTCATTTACTCCCTCGAGGGCCTGGGACAGAGCCTCATAGGCGGTCTTACCCATTCCCTCGCTAGCGTTGGCAATGTTCTCATGCTCGGCACGGATACCGATAGCAAGACCCTCGCCCATGAATCCACCGATAGTCTTCATGAGTCGAGAAGGAGAAGCAATGCCCAGGTAGCTCTTCATCTTGGAGATACCGTTCTTGGCGCCCTGGACCAGCTCAGAGCCGATCTTCCAAGCCTTGGATGCAAGCCCGCCGGTGACACCATCGATAATAGCCCATGCGATCTCCTTACCGACCTGGCGGAATCGCGCCGAGTAGTTGTTGATCGCGTCTCGAACGCCCTCGAGGAACTTGAGGATAGTCCATACGGCCTTGTCGATGATCCGTCCAGCGTTGTTGCCGATGCCATCCAGGAAGTTGACAATCAAGTCAGAACCAGCATTGATGATGTTCTGCATGTTGTCGGCAATACCCTGAATGAACTTGGCTACAGAGTCAGCACCCTTAGAACCGAACTCATAGGCATGGTTATCCAGTTCGGTCAGCAACGCACTAATCAGCGTGAAGATGGCCTGTACCACCAATGGAGTGTTGGCAATAATTGCATACAACAGCGCCCCGATCAACTTAGCCATAGCGACACCGACCTCTGGGGCTTTATCACCTAGGGTGACAATGAACGCCGTAATAGCCAGCGCCAACTGGACCGCAAGGTTCGGGAGAATCTCAGCAAGACCCTTGAGCCCATTGATCAGAACTACGAATGCTGCCGCGCCAGAAGTGGCACAGATACCCAGTACTGCCGCGAAAGCTGCCAGACCGATAGAGATCGGCAGAAGTGCAATACCAAAGGCAATCAGAACCGCCGTCAGTAGGATCAGACCGGGAGCAACCAAGTCGGCGATGAATGCTGCAGCCAGAAGGACAGCAAGACCGCCGGCTAGAGCAACGAGACCAATGGCCACCTGCATCCAGGACAGCTGACCAAGTCTCTCGATGGCCATTGCAAACAAGAGCATACTAGAGGCAGCAAGTGCAAGCCCTGCAGCGCCCTCCGTGAAGGCATCTGCAGCAGCCATAGCAAACACAAGAATGGCCAGTCCTGCTGCGAAGGCGATCATACCTTGCGCTAGTTTGACTATATCCATCTCGCCGAGCTTCTCGATGGCATATACGAACACGATGATAGCCGCGGACATGGCCAGAATGATAGCCGCGCCCTTACCGCTTCCTCGACTGGCTACGTTAACTGCCACCGCAAGGACGGCAATAATCGTGCTCAGGGAGATAACGCCCTGAAGGAGCTTCCCCATATCCATGGTACCTAGAAGCCAAATGGCCAAGACCAGAATGTTTACCGATACGGCTAGTGACATCAGGATCGCAGCGCCCTTGCCCATATAGGGATTCTTGCTGACGATGACCATGAACCCTGCAAGGGCCGCAATGATTGCCGATAGAGCAATAACGCCCTGAAGAGCAGTGCCTGTCTTCATGGAACCGAGAAGGAATACCGCTCCAGCAAGGAGCACACAGGCTACCGCTAGTCCTAGAAGGATATTGGCACTCGGCTGCATGCGCTTGGCATTCTTCTGGACCGTATCCATGAACTGTGTTAACACAGTCAGGATGACCAGAAGTGCCATGACACCCTGCATAGCTGAGGCCGGATCCATGTTTCCAAGCATCTTGACTGCGACGGCCATGATAACCATTGCTACAGCAAGAACCGTCAGTGTGCCAGCGATACCTTGGAGCTTGTCGTGGTCGATCTTCTCCATCTGCTTCATTGCGAATGTTAACATCGCAAATAGAGCACCAAGAGCAGCAATTCCCTTGATCAGCTTGGGGAAGGGGACCAGCGACATGATAATCAGTGCCGCAGCAAGGATCAGAAGCGCGATAGCAATCTGCTTCAGTGCCTCCGCCTTGATCTGCTCGATGAAGGCATCAAGAGTCTCGGTCAACTTGTCGAAGAAGTCCTTCAGTTTATCAGCGAGACTGCCAATCTTGTCGAAGTTCTTCTTGAACGAGTTCATCCAGCTGGTGATAGCAACTAGAGCGCCACCACCGAGAACTGTGAGCAGGATTCCGCCCATGTCATAAGACTTGAGGTTCTCATTAGCATTCTTTGCCGCCTCGCCAATTCCGCCAAACATCTTGCTGACGGCGTCCTTGACCTTGGGGGCCACGGTCTGAGTGATGAACTCCTTGACCTCGATGAGCTTCTTCTTGATAGCATCGAAGATCTCGGGGAGGTGGAGGCGTTCTGCGAGTCGCTTAACGTCGTCCATCCACTTAAGGATGAAGTTCTGCTTAGCGGCTTCTCCGGCATCCTTTGCAGCTTGTGCGGTAGCTGTACCAACCGAGGCGACAGCTCCTGCGGCAGCAGAAGCCTTGCCGGTGACATCTCCTTGCCCATTCACCCAGTCCCGGAAAGATAGCGCAAGGTCCTTGACCTTCTGTCCGGCAGTGTGAGCGGTGTTGGAAAGTTTGTCCCAAGCACTGCTATTTTGAATCTTTTGCCAGACTTCCTCGAGTGCTTCCTTCAGCTCTATGAGTTTGGCCTTAAGCCACTCGACCTTCTCGGCAATCTTCAGTTTCTCGCCGAGTTCGTTGAACTTCTCTCCGAGTTTGGAAATTACTTCCTCTGTGTTGGAAATATCACCGAAGTTGAAGCCCTTAAAGTAGTCAGACAGAGCCGCCTTCCCGGCGTTTAGTTTGGCCTTGAGCTTGTCGCCAACACTCTGGCCGAACTCGTGGAGCTTATTCTTCGCTTTGTCGATGCCATTATGGAGGGCGTCCATCGCAGCGGAGAACTGTTGGCCAACAATAGAGTTCTTAAGCGCGTCTTTTACGAGGCCGAACTTCGAAGATAGGTCCTTTAGTGTCTGTCCAACCTTCGTCACCTTGGTGCCGACATCGAGCCACATGATGAAGTCGTGGATCTTCTCGACGACCCACTTAATGGCCTTGCCGAGCAGATCGATCGGTGGAAGGAGGAGCTTGAGTAGCTTTCCGCCAATGTCGAGCTTAGTAAACCACTGATCGAACCAGAAGATTACCTTACCAAGTACCTTAGTGACCTGGAAGATGCCGGAATTGAGTCCGGTAACTGCCGGGAAGAACGCCCCGATGATGTGTGCAGCAACAGTAAAGATAACCTGCCCGACCTCAGAGATTACCGTCCACAGGATGTGGAACACAGAGAACAGACCTTGGAACGTCCACTGCAATTTGTCGGCGAAGTTGTCTGTGATAATCAACTTCTCAGTGAAATCAGCAAAGGCCTTCACGATTCGGTATAAACCCTCAGGCGAGGCATTGAGGAATACCTTGCTGAATGCCTGGCCGACCTGTCCAAGAACCTTAACAGTGGCCTTGAACAGGTTCAGCAGGGATCGGAGAATCTCTTCTCGTCCACCGAGTGCAACAAACCCCTTGAGGAAGTCGTTCCGGGCCATGGACATGTCGTTGATGACTCCGCCAACCCAGTTTCCGACAGCAGTAAACAGCGTCTGTGCCTGGTTAAAGTCACCGATCAAGATCCGCCAAGTCTCAGCCCATCCTGATCCCATGGCTTCCTGCCAGGTACCGATCATCTGGGTGAATGTCCGAATCTGTGTAGCCGAGTCCCCGGCTCGCTGGGCCAGATCCTTAAGTCGAGCGGCCTGTTCCTCAGAGTACCCCATCTCCATAATCTGAGCTTCAGATAGGTCATTCGTCATGACCTTAAGAGTCTGGAGCATGACCTCAGAGGTGAGCCATCCTTCCTGTAGTGAGAGCCTGAAGTTCCCCTGCTTCTCGATGGCCGCGTCAACACCGGTATCCATGATTCGAGCTGTCTCGATCAGGGCGTCCTGGAACTGCTTACCAGCAATGCCGGCGTGCTCGAGAGACATCCAGTCCTGGAGTTTAACCACACCAGAGCTCATGGCCTGGGCAAGCTGATATGTGGCACCAGCTGCCTGTGTAGCATTTGCTCCAGACAGAGCTGCCATGTTGGAGAAGCCCTTGACCGCATTCGTGGCATCGTTCAGACCAATACCCGCAACCGTAAATGTACCAATCGAGTTGGTCATCTCGGTGAAGTTGTAGATGGTCTTGTCCGCATAGGAGTTCAGTTCATCCAGTGCGGCATTGACCTCGTCCAATGTGGTGCCATTTTGACTGGTGTTGGCCAGAATAGTCTGGACCGCATTAATCTGGGTCTCGTATTCCTTGAACCCGTCGATAGCAGGTTGGACCATCTGCTGAAGAATAGATTTACCGGCGTCAATAGCCGCGGCACCGATTCCGCCAAGGGCTGCGACACCAATTCCCTGCATGACAGACATGTTCGAGGCGGCATCGACAGCAGATCGAGCCAAATCACCTAAAGTGGTGTTCCGAGCTATCTCTCCGACTCGCCTCAGTCCGTCTGCCGCATTGTCCATCTTCAAGGACTCGCGGAGTTTGTCCATACTGGACGCAGATTCCCGGATTGCAGACAGGAACTGCTTGTTATTCATCTTGAGCGAGACTACCCGCTCATCAATAGTTGCCACTATCTAGTGACCTCCTTCCATGCCTTCTGAGCTATCTTGTCGAAGACCGGTCTGATAGCAGGATTGATGTAGTCTCGACCAACGACGTAGCCGCCATTGCGGGTTCCGTGGCCATATTGGATGAGTACGGCGATATTGGCGCCTTTGTTGACGTTCGAATTCGTCCAGGTAATCTTCCAGTTGTTACCTTTTCGAGTAACTTCGTAGTTCCAGGACTTAGAAGTCAGGCCCGACCGGGAGGGGGTCGCCGCCGCGAGAGCAGAAACCCCCTCCTTGCCGAACTGATTCATGATCAGAGCCAGGTCGAGTTTGGTCATTCTGTCAAACCAGTTTCTGGTCAGTTTCCATTCGCCCTGACTCTCGATCGTGATCATTGTTGCTCCTAAACTAGACTCTCGGTTAGGATATTCGCTACACCAGAGACCATACATCCCGCAGCGCCCTTCTGCATTGCTTGGTTGTACTGGTCCCTAGTTGCGCAGATGTGTGCCCAGACGGGTTTACCCAGAGCAAGGGTCTTGGTCCAGGTCTGCTGGTCTGCCTCGAACGACATTCCGAGATAGTCCCATGGTCCTGCCCACCCATTCAGTCGCCCATCGGCGACATGCTCGGGATACGAGTATCCCCAGCACTTCCACCCGTCGGCCTTCCACTGATTGACGAGCCAGGTTGCATCGACAGAGAACTTCCAGATGATCCGATTCTTGGCATCGGATGGGAAGAACTGTTTCAGCTCTTGCCATTTGGTCGCTGAGTACTTCGGGTCTAGGACAGTGATGTGACTCGATCCGTATGCCCGGAAGTAGTCCTCGACCTTCATGATGGGTTCGCCGACAGTCTTGAACTTTCGGATCTCGTCCCAGGTCATTTCTGTGACTGGGGTGCTTGGCGCGGTTGGATCAGTTCTCTGAAGTGTGCGGTCGTGATTCAGGAACCAGATTCCGTCCTTCGAGCACTGACAAGACACCTCAAGAGCCCCTGCTCCGAACATTACGGAATTGGTATAGGCTCTTATTGACGCCTCCGGCCAGCTTACCGAACCTCCACGATGAGCCACAAGGAACCCCTTGGTGATCATCATGGTTCCGATATCCTTATACCCCTTAGGAACCGCCCTCATGTGGGCCGGGGTCTCAGAATCATCCGCCTCGAATACCGTAACGATCCCTCTCTCTGCCCCAACGATCTCGACTGTAGGGTTGGATTCCTCCTGAACCGCAGCATCGATCATCGGGGTCAAGTAGACCCAGGCCCATGCCGAGGCATTCGGGATTCCAGTGATCTTTTCGGTCTCACCGACGAGAAGAGCGGACCAGGAGTCTGTCGTGGAGTTCGTACCAGCATTCCACTTGTTCTTTGTGGTTCGCCAGTCTGTCAGAGGGGTACTCTTGTTACCATGATACTGCCCAGCAACCAGTCCAAGACGCTTTGGATCGATCTCAGGAAGGCCCGCTTGCCAAGTATGGATGTCGAAGTCCTTGACTCCGCGGATGATAATCATCAGGGCACGTTCCCTGGCACCGGAGGCCACAGTTCCCCCAAACTGCACGCCCAAGGTATCCTGAGGACTGGTCACTTTCTTGACAGCGACGTAGCCAGATCGTCCACCAGCATTATTCTGCATAGCGACCACCCATCCTGTTGGAGGACGAGCAGCAGTGTTGCCGAACTGCGACGCATAAAACACCACAGCCAGATCCCCCCACTGTGATGGAGCCATCAGATCGGGCATGGATCCGCCCATCCCCTCACCAACAGCCCGAGAAACGAACTCGATTCCATCAGGAGGAGTCGGGTAGACCTCGAGACTGTGGATCAGGATGTCATGGCCAGTTGATGGAATCTGAATAGACGGTAGCCATAGCGGATACCGACTATCTGGGAGTACAATGTCGAGATCGATCGAGCGTTTAGTCCCTGCCGGGAGTCGTTTCGTCTCGATGATGTCCTGGTACAGGTTCTCTTTCTTGGCGTTGAGGCGGCTCGCTCGGAAGACTAAGCGGTTCTCATCACCAGAGGTGTAGTTCAGCGTGAACCGGAACTTCTTCTGGAGAACCGGGATGGCGTACTGATCGTAAGGGGTGGTTGATGAGTTGACATTGATGTATGCTCCGTCCCCCTGAGCTTTTCCATTGCCGAACCACCATGAGCTCAGCTTGGGGAGCATACTATCCATCAGCGAGCCCTCCTCACAATCACCGTTCCAGCAGGAGTTCCAGCAGGAACAGGATCATCTTTACCGAGAATGAGGATCTTAGAGCCGTCCGAAGTCATCCCGTCGACCCTGAGCTTGAGCTCTAGGTAGCCCTTGATCCAGGGAATGATGAGTTCTCGGATCTTCTCACCAGGCGGGTTGGCGTAAGGGTTGCCAACTGGGGCCCATTGACCACCATTTTGACCGTCCTCGGCAAGAACGCCGTCAGTGACGTAGACGTGGCCGATTCCGAGCGAGTCGAGCTTCTGGAACACCTCTCGGTAGTTCAGAGAGTTGGTCGTGTGGACTGTAGCCCACCAGCGAGTAGACGGATACTCGGCCATGTGAGCCGGAAGGATTGGCGTCTGCTCGTCATTCGTCAGGAACTTCTGGGCCGTACCTTCATACATCATGCAGACATTGAAGTCGAGCTTACACATCTCCTCAGAGATGTTGGACCCAGTGTTGATCCCGATGACGAAGTTGAATCCTTCGTTGGCACGGATCGTGTCGATGAGATCCTTGTACCATGGGACTCGTCCGGCCTGGGTCCCCCAGCCGTTAATGACCTCATCGAGGAATACTCCCTGAACGAGATCGCCGTACCACTGTTTAGCCCGCTTGAGCTGCTCGAGGATGTATTCCTTAGAGAACTTGTCGGGGTTCGGGATGCCGGCTCGACCAGGATCATCGTGCCCGAGGCTTGCAGCACCGTACTGAGTCTTGATGTAGAACAGGATCTTCTTTGCTCCAGCAGCAAGAGCCAGTTCGGCCTGCTTCTTGAAGTCCTTCTCGTAGGCTTCCCAGTCGCCGCTATTGCGGTTCATGATGACGTACCCAAGCTCGTCACGGAACTTGAGGGTCTGTGCCCACTTGGAGAACTGTCCGGGCTTACCGTCCTGGTAATAGTCAGGCCAGTAGTATGTCACAGGCGAGTAATACCGAGCGCCAGTCTGGAACGGATTAAGGTTCTTAGCAACGAGCGCGTTCGTGGCATTCAGATCGACTCGATCAGCCTTGGTGGCTAGCTGAGAGACATCCGCCTTCTTGGCAAGCGCAGTAGTGGCAGCTGACTGGGAGTAGTAGGTCGATGCCGCATTCGTATTCGTCAGGAACTTTGCGTTGAGCGCCGCTTCCTTCAGGTACTCGGGAAGAGATGCTGCTCCTCCAGCCTGCCCAGGAGGACCCTGCTCTCCTCGAGGTCCTGGGTCTCCCTTCGGACCAGGATCCCCCTTAGGCCCGGGGGCACCCTTCGGTCCTTGGAGTCCCGGAGCACCGTTCTTACCAGGAGGTCCAGGAGGGCCAACAGGCCCTACGCCCCCACCGCCTCCGCCACCACCGAAAGGGAGTGGGGCGATCTCATCGGTGGGATCGGCGGCCATAATGTCAATCTCTCCTCCCTGGGTAAGGGCCAAGTGCTTGACTAGGTCAATCCCGGGAGAGTCGACATAGATGGTGTGGGTCCAGGCGCCAGAGGGGGTCACTCCAGCACCCGGAGCCAACACCTCAACATTGACAGCACCAGCCTGGTCTGTCCGAACAGTATGCTCTCGCATACCAACTGTGACCCCATTGACGGTCGCCGTAGCTCCGACGACGTCAGGAATGATTCGGACGATTGCCCGACCCTTTTCTCCTCCCGGGATGGTCCCGGTTAAAGTGCAGTATGGGGCTGCCATTGTTTAGCCTCCTACGGCTGTTCGGCGCGATCAAGCATCGCGTTTACTCGAGTGTTTGTATCGGGGCCATAGACACCGTCGACCTCAGATCCAACGGCACGCTGGACGTTCTCGACGGTCTCATCGTGGGCTTCCTCAGACGCCTCTCCCCAAATACCATCCTGCTCAGTTCCAACAACGGACTGAGTGAACTTAACGCCGAAGGGGAAGGTCTTACCGCCCCATGAGGAGGCACAGGACAGAGCATAGCACCGAGAACGGGTGTTCGGACCGGCGACATTGTCGGGGTTCGCCCGAACTGCTCGCTGCAGAGCTCGGATGTCATCAGGGCCAGACTTGGCTCCGCCATCGGAGTAGGCAGGGCGGATCACATAGGCGATCGATTCGCTACGGACACGCCGCCATACACCATTACCGGCACTCTGGGATCCCCAGTCACCGGAAGAGGTGTTTCCCTCGATAGTCTGGAGCGTACCGCCTCCCAGATTCTTCTCGACGAATCCCACATGGTCTGTTCCGCCGCCGTCCCAGTTGAAGATGAGGACATCCCCGGGCTGGGCGTCGTAAACTGACACGAAGTAAGCCGTGGGGTGCTGACGGACCTTGTTAACGGTATAATCTGTGTTGAAAGAGAACCCGCCAATAGCGTCAATTTGTCCGCACTCGTCCAGGCACATGCTAACGAAGAGCATGCACCACCACACAGAGTCGGACGGTCCAGCAAGCCACTGCTGACCAGATCGTGCGGCCCAGTAACGACCGGCTTCGGATCCAGGCTGTGGGTCATCTGGAGCATAGTATCCAATCCTCGCCGCAGCTCGAGCGAGGACCTGCTGTGCAACGCTCACTGCATCACCTCAGTAGTCTGGGACACGTGAATGTCCTTGTCTTCCATAGGGTCAGTGCCGATGTGAGCCTGCGGGGCGAATGCCTCGTCAGGGAACTCTTCGTGCTTTCCCATAATCATCCCTTCGAACCAAGCGCTTGACGCCTAGCTCTGTTCAAATCCCGGTTCCTTGACAGGATGTCGGCCCGGGACATCTTCTTCTCTGGCTGATTCTTCTCGTTGCAGACTCGAATCAGCGTTAGTAGACGACTCAAATGCCAGGTCTCGCACTCAAATGGGATCTGGCAAGCGATCATCCAGTAGTAGATCAGCTCCGAGGAGGTGTATTCTCCAGAACCGTCCTTGTCACCCTTCTTGACGAAGGTGGTTGCCGTCTTTGTGTCGGCCATGTAATTGCTTACACGTTCGATTTCACTGGCGGGGAGTCTATCCAGAAGCTCACGATCGTATTCCTCATCAGTGATCATGCACTCGATGTAGAGGAGCATCTCCTCCGGCGAGACATCTTCATTACCAATGAGGTGTTTATGGGTGATCGACTCCCATTTTGACAGTGCGATCAGATTGTGCTCCAGGTGTAGTTCTCCGCCGGGCAGGGAGACGAATGATTGTGTCTCCTCGTCAAACCCCTCAACCTCGGGGATAGAAACTATAAGCATCGCAGACACCGAGGGCCCAGGAATCTAGGTCTCTGAGCCCCCGGTGTAGTCATCATGCGAAGTGGGCCTTGATCTCGTCAGGCAGCAGCAGCTTAGGCTCGGAAGCCTGGCCACCACCCTGAGCGTCGGCGCCGAACAGCTTGGCCTCAAGGCTCTTGAGCTTGCCGGGGTCAACGTCGAGAGACGAGATGGTCAGAAGTGAGGTGGGCTTGGCACCAGACACGTTGACGGGTGTGGTCGAGATCTCCCACGAGAACGAAATCGCCTCGGGAGAGTCGTTGACCGTCTTGTAGCCCTTCTCCGAGGGAGAAGCCTTGCAGCCGTACAGAACGTGCAGCTTGTAGCCGCGGTCCTGGCCCGCAACGTCGTCACCGATCTTGGTGCGGTACACCAGGCCAAAGGCAACGCGGTCCTGCTGACCGATCTTAACGCCCTTGGTCAGCTCCGAAGAGCCGTCGCAAGCCTCGAACTCGTCGGGGTAGGTGTAAGCCTCGATCGTACCCTTCAGCTTCTCTGCGGAGAGCAGCGACAGGTACAGAATGTTGTCGGCGTAGAGGTCGGTAGCCTCGGCGCCCTCGGGCTTCTCGGAGATGGCGGTGATACCATTCCAAGCAACGCCCTTGCCGTAGGTCTTAGTAGAGGGGTCGTACACATAAAGCGCGCAGTGGTCGACACCAGTCTCAATCCTGCGCTCACCAGTCTTGTCCCAGACAAGTGCAGCCATGTTATCTCCTAGTAATAGACATCGAAGATGTCGTGATAGAGGTTATCGGTCACCTGTCGAGTCATGTGGCGACTGAACAGGAGATCTTCGAGTTTGGTCCTAGTCGGGTCCTCGGGATGGCGGGCGATCAGGGTCACCTGAAACCGATTCGCCTTGATGTACTTCTGATTGTCAGCATACATCGGATCGCCCGGGTTTCTCTCGTAGATGATACATGGGTACGAGAGCTTGATTGACGGGAGTGGCTGATAATAGACATTCTCAGACCCGAGGATCTCTACCAGCTTCTCATGGAGAGCTAGGCGTCGGTCCATTATACACCCCCGTCATCTCGAGAACCAGCCGGGGGAACTTCAGTTCGACATAAGAGACTTTCCAAAGTCCCCCCAGCCAGCGAACGTACCTGAGATTCTGGACATTATCCGTGATATAGCCATCAGCAATGACGCTGATCTGGTTACTCAGGTTAATCGATCCAAGAATCTCATCGCTGCCACTAAAGCGACGTGCTTCGCGGAAGATGTCGCCATAGTACTGCTTCTCGATGATCTTGTCTTCCCAAATTCCCGGCGAAGTTTGGACCTGCGTAGCGAATCCTATGTCACCGAAGAATTTGGCCATCTATCACGGCTCCGGAACGACGTTCCCGTCCTCGGTCTTCCGCTCAACGATGATCGCGGACTTCGGCTGAGTCAGCGCACCGGACAGGCGTGTCTCCAGGAGGTAGTGGTACTGGTTGAAGCTGATGTCAAAGTCCTCAGCCGCGAACAGCTGGCCGCCCTTGTCGGCGCCAACTGTATAATCGGTCATGTTGACGATGATACCCAGAGCGTCAACCGTGCCGTTCTTGGCAGAGGCACGCTGCAAGCCCTTCATCAGCGGGACCTTGACAATCTTCGAGACGCCGACGTAGTCAGCCAGCTCGGAGATGCTGCGGAACAGACGGTGGCCCATCTTGTCCTTCAGCAGAAGGATCTCGGTGACCATGTGCGGCTCGGCGAACCAGGTCGGGTTACCGGCACCGTCGTAGTCGTCCATTGCGCGGACGATAGAGTCCAGGACGTCCTCGGTGGTGGTGGCCTTGGCAAGGACGACACGCGGAGCGTACAGCGAGTCCTCCTTGTAGATGGGGCGGATGTTCTCTTCCTTGATCTTGTCCTTGGAAGAGGCCTGACGCCCGTCGCCGATGAGGATGGCTCGACCGAGCTCCTCCTCCAGCATAATCTTCATCTCGCCACGAATCCAGGACACGACGTCGAAGTCAGTGATGTCCAGGATGTCGTCACGGTCAAGACGCTGCTTCTTGTAGATAGTGGTCGGCGAGGTAACACGCTGCAGAAGCGTGAAGACCTCATCTTCCTTCTTGTTACCCTTGATGTAACCCTTGGCACGGGCCTCGTCGGCCGTGATGTCGGCGAAACGGGTGCGAATACGGGAGAAGGGCGAGTGCTTAGCACCACCGACGACAGCATTGACCCAATCCGTCTTCCGCTTGATGAACTGCGGAGTGTTCCACAGGTCCTTAGCCTCAGGGAACAGGGTCTCGATCTGCTTGATGCCGTAGGCGTCAGCGTGAGCCAGGATGGCCGACTTCAGAGAGCCGCTTGAACGGGCATCCTCGAAGATGGTCTCAACCTGGGCGTGGGTCAGAACCGGGAGCTCCTGGGTGTCAGCGGAGCCCTCGAACACATTCTTGTGAGCCAAGTCGTCTTCCTCAGTAGTAGTGTCGGAATGGGCGGTGTCTTCGGCCTCTTCAGTCTCAGACTCCTCCGCCTCCTCGTCCACGGAATCAACCAGCTGTCCGACGATGGCATAAACCGCCGTCTTCTGCTCCTCGGTCATTCCGTCGAAGATCTCCCCAAGAGTGGGGTCGTCCTCGTCGCCCTCAGCGTCGGCCTCAGGCTCCTCCTCAGCGTGCTCGACGTCGTCCGTCTCCTCCGCCTCGAAGTCCTCATCCTCATCACCATGTGAAACGAAGTCGAGATCCTCGTCCGTGTAGATCACAGCCGCAATCTCGTCACCGTCATCGCCATGCTCGATGGAGACTTGGTCAATTAGGGCGCCAGGGTTGGCGCCACGAAGCACCAGGCTGACCTCGACGAGCTCACCGTGGACAACGTCGTTGCCCTTGGCCCGAACATGGGTCGCATAGATGCTCATCGCCTTTACGTCACCGTTTCGGACCATCTCTCGAGCAGTCCGCCCACGGTCGGTGTTGTTCAGATGGGCGTAGGCGTAAACCCCATCCTCACGAACCTCAAGGTCGGCATGGCCGAGAACGTTCTCAACGTCCCCATGCTTGTGCTGCCAGACCAGAGGCACGGTCTTCCCGTCATACGCCGCAAATGCGCCATGCCGGATGATCTTGTTATCCGAGCACCGAACATCGTTCTTGGTGGCGTAGCCGGAGAAGTCGCACTTAACTGCCATTTTGACTACTCTCCATCAGTTCGGAAATTGGGACATCGGCAGCTGGGATCTCCTCGATAGGCTCTTCGCCTGTCGGCTCCATCTCGGTTGCCGGATTGATATTGGAGTTCACCAACTGGTCTGCCGTCTCTTCCTCTGATTGCGGCCAGCCGAACTTCGGGCGAAGCTCATTGGCAGTACCGATCTCGTTGCGTTTGACGGAGTCGACCAGCGTGGACATCTCCTCGAGCGGGACGTTGAGGAACGGATCCTCGATCGCCATGATCCGCTGCTTCTGCGTTCGGGCAGTCTTCGTGAGGAATGTCCGGGTGAGGGCATCAGTGATCGCCTTCAGAACTGGGCGAACCGTGCGGTTCTGGTAGTTCAACATCTGACGAGCGTCAGCCTTACCGGTGAAGACATCTTCCGTCATTCCGAGCTGGTTGTACAGCTGCGTTGTGAGCCACTGAATCTGGCTCATGAGGTTGTTCTCAGACGGTCGGTTCAGCTGAGTAATTCGCTCTGCACCATCGGTGTAAGCGATACCGTACTGAGAGCCGGCGAGCTGTTCCTCAATCGCCTTTCGCCTGGCTTCTGCCTGCTGCTTCTTCAACTCAGTCTTGACGACGTACGGAAGCTGAATGATAATGTCAAGCTTACCGGACCCAGACTGCTTGTCGATCGCGTCCAGCAGATGCAGCTTCTGAGTGAGCCGCTGCAGAGTAGAGTTCGGAGCATTCATGACACTGTACAGTGGATTCTGTACAACGGCCACGAATTCCTTCTCCAACGTTAGCTGTTCTCGCTGTCCAGTTTGGTCGTTGTAGACCTCTACCCGGACGTGGCGCGGATACCAGTTGAGAATCGTACCAACACGCATAGACTTGATGTCATAGCCCTGAGTCATGTCGGGGCTGACGTCAGTGTCCACGGGAACAATCGCTACAGCACCTTCCTCGAACAGAGACAGCACGAGATCCTGGAAGAATCCCTGGCCGGTCTGGTCGATATTGGCACTCAGAGAGAGGCAGTCGTCGAGATAGCTACGGTAGTAGCTCTTTAGATTGCCATTCTCGTCCGTCTTCACGTGGCGAATCGGAACATTCGAGACATCGATAGCAATCTGGTTGTAGATGCTAGTGACGATGGTCTGATCGCCGACGACAGGACGGTAATTAAGGTTCGGATTCCCGAAGGTCCACGATCCATACTCGGGTGTGAAGTTCTTCTTATCCGGAGACCTTGTAAATGCATTCCAGGCGTGGCTCAATCGATCACTAAGACCCATTTCACCTCCTCGCTCATTCGAATGCCTCCTTGTTATTCTTGTATGCCACGAAGGCATCCATCAGAGCAGCCACTGAGTCGATCTTCTCTTCGGTTCTCTTCTTCAGTAGCTTCCGGTTTCCGTTGGTATCCTCGAGGGTGACGCAGTTTCCCATGGTGAAGGCCATGAGTTTCTGGTCGAAGATGAGGAGGCGCTCCGATGCCAGCTTCTTCAACTCGCCGAGGGGGACCGATTCAGTTCGAGCTCCCTGGATTACCTTCTCTACACCATACGGACCGTTCTCCTGTTCCCAACGAGTCACGAATTCCTTGGCGTTGTAGGGGTCAAACCCGAACGCCGAGACATCGTACTTCTGGTCAGCGATGTGCTGATCCAGATCTTCGTAGACCTCCATCATATCAAGAACGGTTCCCTCCATGACTCGGAGGGTTCCTTCTTGTATGAACTCATCATACTTCTGGCGCAAGGCCCCGGGCAACTTCATTAGCGTCAGCTCAGAGATGTATGCCAGAGTCTTCACTCCGAAAGCCTGATTGCGGAGTGGGAACAGGAAGGTGAATGCACAGAAGTCATCGCCCTGAGACAAGTCGGCGCCCATGGAGCACTGCATGTTCCAGAAGGTATTCTTCCTGTGCGGGATTGTCTCCTCGTAGGTGAAGAAGTAGGTGTATCCCTCCATGGGGATTCCGAACCTCTTTGCGAGGATATCGTTTCGAGCAGCTGGTGCTTGTTCCATTCGCTCGACGTCCTGCTGGTACCGATCATAGGACACGGTAATACCGATGTTCGGTTGGGCCTTGACCCACATGGCAGGATCTGCTACTTCCTTAATGTCGTCAAGTCTGTAGTAGAAGATTGAGATGTGAGGGGCGACGTATTCGCCCTTCAGGATTTTGAGCAACTCCATCTTCATGGTGTCGCCTACCGCATTGCGGATGGTTCCCTCTGAGGAGACGGCCAGAATTACCGGATCGTCAACCTTCGAGGCTCCCTGCTCGAGTGCACCAACCACATCTTCTCGAATGTCTCCCGAGAGCCATTCATCAACTGTGCAAACCTTCGGGCGCAGGCCCTGGAGCTTATCGATAGACATGGGGCGGACTTCAAGCAGGGAGCCCGTCAGGAAGTTTTCGACGCCCTTCTTAGTTGCAACCAGCTTTTGGCGATTAGCCCTCGCACCAGTTGTATTTTGAATGGATCCCTCAGTGAGGAACTTGTACAGCGGACCTCTGGCACGGGTGATAGCGGTCCTGAATGGACCCATCACCTCTTCTGCCTGCTTCATGGTCGGAGCCGTAGCGATCTGATGCGTCGTTGTAGTATCAATCACCATGAAGTAGTTCTGGATGAGAGACATGTACATTGACTTCGCCGCTCCACGAGCGACGATCAGATACTGCTTGATCGTAAGGCGCTTCTTTACTGTTTTGGTCTCGTATCGACCGCCGACTCCATCCTCATATGGGACGAAGACCTGGCGATCCTCGAAGTAGTACCAGCCAAGTAGCTGTTCGGCCCAGAGCTTGAAGCTGTCAAGTAGGTGGAGGTCGGCTCCGTCGGACAGCGTGAGCTCATTCTCACAGTATGCGATGAATCCTTCTACGGCTTGGTCGTCGTAGTAGTACTCAGGGTTCGCTATGAGCGAATCGATTCGATTCATCTCACAGGAGATCTCTTCACATACTGGAATCTCGCCTCGGATGACTGCATCCCGGAACTGTCCGTAGTATTTTGGTACTGCGGTGTTCGAGAGCATTACTTAAGCGGGCTCCCCGGGTTGCGAGGACGACGCTTAGGCTTCGGCGAGGGCTTAGTCTGCCTGTACGACTTAGGCTTCTCGATCTGCTTCGGCTTTGGCTTAGGTTTTGCCTTTGGAAGCTCCGGAGCCTTGGGTTGGTTAAAGGCTGCGTCATAAGCTTCCTTAACCGCCTGGTGCGCTGCTTCTGCAGCTTCGGCCGCCTTCTTGGCCTTCTTCTGTGCCGACTTAGATCCTGCTGCCGCATCGACCTTCGCAGCTTTAGCGGCTAGGCCTCCGTCGAAGGCGTTGTCAAACGCCGATCGGAGGAGCTTGTTCCCTGCATAGGTTCCAGCCTTGGTGATAGACCCTTCGAGTATCTGTCGAGTGACCTCACGACCTCGAACCAGGTGGCGATCGGCCTTGAGCTCCCGATAGCGTTTCTCTTGCTCCAACCGGGTGATTCTGGTCTTGAGCTCGGAGTCGCTGATCTTCTTGTAGCTCCGGTTTCCAAACTTCTTACGAGCCTTTACCTCGGCCACCTTAGCTTTACGATTTGCTCGGGCCTTTTGGATCTTTGCTGCACCAGTTTTAGTGGCGCTGACAGTTCCGGATACGGTTCGGGCGGTTCCACGTCCAGCTTTTCGAAGAGCATTAGCGGTGGCCTTACGTCCGGCGGAAGCTTTCTTAGTGATTACTCCCCAACGCATGCCTTTTACGCCATGGTGGGCTATGACTTCCCCTCCGTCTGGTAGATCAGTCTCCATGCTGCCTCCTCGATCAGCTTCTGGTATGCCGTGACCAAGAAGGAGTTTCCTGGCGGGTCGAACATGAGCCGGACCTTGAGCGAGATGTACGACTTGATGGCCGCTTCGTCGTTGACGTCCGGAAAGACGGACCACTGAGATTCTTTCTCAACGATCCCGAGGCATTTTGGCCCCAATTGTGCGAGATCCATCCGTGCGGAGTTGATGTACATCAGGATCTGGTCGTCGAAGGCGTCATATCCCGGGACAATGCCGAGCGCCTTCTTTACGTCTTCAAGAATCGTTCCCATTAGATCCTCCAGGGAGCTTGATCGTTGGGTTGACGCTCAACAACTCGTGGTGTCAACCTCGATCGGTCTCCGAAGTGTATCGCGTTGTGGGTATTCTTGGTTGTCGTGATGAGAAACTCTGGCTCAAGGATGTCTGGATTGAAATTCTCTAGATCCTCGGGCTGGATTGGGTTCATGTGGTGGATCAGCGGCATGTACTTGATGTCCAGACCTTCGATTCCGAGATCACAGGCTTCATCCCGAGCCAGAACAAAGTTCCTGACCTTCTTCCACTCAGTCGAGGAGTAGAATCTTTGGTTCAGGTATCGATCAAAGCCAAACGTTGAGGTTCCGATTCGCCCATCGAGTGATAGGTAGTCGAAACGCTCCTCAAAGGTCTCGAGTCGAGACAGATCAGAGTACGTCCGTAACATCTCCCGCTCCAGAGTATGTACGGAAGGCTTCGATAGCTTCCTTGGCAATCTTCTCGGCTTGCTCTGCACTCACAAGCGCAGTCTTCTTCGCCTCAAGGAGTGCGGTTTCGTTTCTCAGCTTCTCAACCTCGAGCTGTTCTCTTGTGGAGGCAAGCTTGAGGTAATGGTTCACCGTTGTCGCCGGTGCAGTACCCTCCCGAAGCTGTTTCTCGGCAAGCTCGAGGGCCAGATTGATCATCTGTGCCTCTCGTTGTTCCACAGTTCGAGCGGGTTTCGAGGGGGTTGAGGCCCTTTTACCCATAGTTGCTCCTTAGATAGAGGGCGTTTGGGGCCAATTAGGGACTAGATTCTAGGGCCCGATGTGAGCGAGACCAGCAGGAAGAAAGGAGCACACAAAAACTTCCTGTGAGCCCTAGAACCTAGACCCCAATTGGCTTTCCAAATATCCCTCCGGGGAAAATATGGAGGGCGCGACGATGAGGGCGGGGGGTCATTTAGGCGACTCCCCCTCCCCCCATCAAGGCTCAAGAAAACAAATTAATCTTCAACTTCAAACGTTTGATAGAAGTTTGTTCCATCCATTTGAAGGATTCGATCAATTGTTTTCTCAATTTCTTCAACTTCAAGATTTTCAGTCAAAGAATCTGTCGATGTGCACAGCCTAGCCACCAGCCCACAGGTGTGGTACCCATGGGTGGTGTCGTAAGCAAACCATTCGTCCCAAGAAGTTCTTGGATCGTAAGGATTGTCTACTGTGCTTAGCATCCTAGCCATGATAGACCTCCTGTGTAGAGGCCCTGTGAGTAGTGGTATACCATGGTGTGGGCTACCCTACCTCTAGAGCACGGTGTACTGATGATGTTGAGATTCCCAAAGCTTCAGCAATTTCAGAAGCAGTCTTGCCCCTGCTACTCATAGCCTTAGCTCTGGACACCATGCTGGACGATAGCTTAGGCTGAGCCCTTGGTGTAGCCAGCTCTCTCACTACTGATTCATCAGCCAATTCAAGAACCTTGTTCAAGGCAGCCTGTGAGATTGCACCTTCTTGGATTGCTCTCCACTCTTGAGGTGTGATCATGAAAGGCTTCTTACCAGCCCCCGTTCTTGAACGGGCCTCGGCTAAAGCCTGGCGGCGTGCCTTTGATAGGCGCTCTTTGTCTTTGGCTAATGTCGGATCAGCTTGCTTCTGAGCCCTAACAACGGCGTCGGCTATGACCTGAGCCTGGCGTTCTCGGGGTTTATTCCGGAGTGCCTCGTTAACTTTTGACTTGAGGGACTTAACCTCAGGGGCATAAGTCTTGGAGGCCTGGGGGTTTTTCCTGACAGAGGGAATTGCTAGTGTAGCCTTCCTTGCTTCATTGGCCATGGCCTTCAGCTCATTGGAATGATTGGCATACACCGTCTCAATAGTACTGCCGTCCTTAGAAACCAGGGAGAATGCATCATGAGTCTCGGCTAGCTTCTTGGATTTAACAATACTCTTCTCTGTCTTCCAACCTTTAATAGTCTCCCCATCTTCATCGAAGATGGGTTTCTTATAGGTCTTCCCCGTTTCTTCCCAAACCTTACGGCCTGTCTTCTTATCGATAGGCCCACCCTTTGAAGCGGACCGGGCTTTTCGATCAGGAAGGTAGGCAGTAGAACCAGCACGGGAAATCAGAGTGGATGGCCCACCATTTGATTTACCCTGGTACTTCTTCTTGAGGGCTGGGATTCCGTTATCAAGCTCCGACTGCTTGTAATTCAGATGGTGTTTCTGTGCATCAATTACAACCATGGAGTGTCGAACTGCCCGGGCAATCTCAGACTGAGTGGCACCTTTGATGGTCATGTCGGTAATCAGATTCGATACCTCACCCATCTTAAGCTGCTTGTTCTTGTCTGACATCTTAGGCATTCCTTCATACCCAGGGTATGTAGCTTTGGGATCAAAGTCCTTCAGCCCTTTAAGAGCTGGGGAGGTCTTGACCTTACCGCTATTGTTTGGGATACAAAGGACCGAGTCGCCATCGAAGTCTGCACCGGACAGACGTTCTGCAACCTTGGGATGGATTCCGATTGCGTCTTTAACCTTAGTCCCTATTGCTTTTCTGGCATGGGGGTTTTTATTGTTGACGGTCAATTCAGGAATCTCGAAGCGTCCACCATGAGGATGGCGAACCAGGACAACCTTCTCCCCATGTTTGAAGTTGGGGGCGTAAACCTCCGTAGTCTTCATCTTGGGTACAGGGAGAATGACTTGGCTTGCCTGCCTCGGAAGAGATGCGGCCTTAAGATCCACGGCATCAGAGTCTACTGAGTCTGCGAAAGACTGCAGTAGTTTCTTCTTGACGGAGGGATTCGTAAGAGCCATGATCTCTTCGAACTCAGCACGGCGCTTGTCACGAACTTTCTGCAGCTGCTGCTTGGCAAGAGAGACGGGCTGCTTTGAAAGGAACTGGGAACTCAAGGTCTTGGACCAATCTCCCCAGGTTCCTTCGTCGTTGACGATGTTCATTGCGGACAGCTTCTTCTTACCGTTCTTGTCAGTGTAGTGAAGCTGCTTGCGAATGACGGAACCGAATGGGTTTGCAGGATCCCCGGTCTGCTTCTTGAGGGCGTCTAATTTATTCCCAGTGGGCTTCTTGTTAGTGTTGAACCGGAGATCATATCCCTTTGGAATGTCGTCCGAGTACATAGCCATACCCTTTAGGTAGTGCGTACCATCAACCGAGATGCGAACCTGGGCATAGCTGGAAGATCCGAGGGATAGGTCTTTGACTCCTCGTCTAACCTCGATTACGCCGTCCATATCAGCACCACCCTCAGGTCCATAGCGAACCTTGACCCGCTTGCTTGATACAGCGGTGGGCTTCTCGATTCCGTAGACGGTACGACCCCCGTCCTCAATGTTGACACCGGGGGCTTTAATCTCGCCCCGCTTAGCAAGAACCGTCTTGTAGTCCATTCCCGGAGGAACCAGGACCTTCATCTCGGTCTGTTTGCCGGTTGTCTGCTGAGTGACCTTCACCTTGTGAACATGGTAGCCCTCAGCCTCAAGCATGGCAGTTGCGGTCTTCATCTTGGTGCTTGTGACACCCATGTTGACCTCAACGCCGAGCCCGACGTCAACAAGACCATCCTTACCGACTTCTTTCTTGAGCTGTTTGGCCAGAGCTTCAGTACTCCCCGCTCTTTCTTTGAGGGTGGGGTCTAAAAGCGCTCGGACAGAAGACTCGTTGATGCCCATTCGACGGCCAATAGCCGTATTGGACATCCCCTTCTCCTTCAACCGGGCCACCATTGCAACGTCAGCCTTACGCTTCTCGTTCTTAGCAATGGATTTCTGGGCTCGAAGCTGGGTAGTGGTCATTCCGAGGCCCTTGGCAATCTCAGTCTCGCTGAGTCCCTTGGCCTTGAGGTCCTTGATAGTCGACAGAAGGTCGCCTGAATGCTGATGGGGGTCTTTTCCAGAGCCCCAGGGATAACGGCCGCTCTTGCGCTTTACGCCGTAGTGGGCCAAATCCGTCATATTAGGCTTCCTCCTCCTTAATCTTCTCGATTATCTTGTCGAAGCTGATGATGGTACCCATGATGGGGGAGATTTCATCGCCCTCGGGGTTTGCGATCAGAATATCGTCGTTCTGATAGATCCGGAGCTCGTAGTTGATCTCGCCGGGCCGCACGTCGTACTCAAGGCAGAACAGAGCGGCGTAAATCATGAGCTGATCGATCTTGGCGGGGTGAACCCCAGTTTTTAGATCGTGGATGCGAAGTAGACCCTTGTCAAAGGAGATAGCGTCAGCAGTCCCAAAGCAGTTGACCGAGTAAAACAGGACTTGCTCCGGCTCCATCCGAAACCCAATAGCATCGTTAACATAGTTGTTGAATGTCACCTTGTTTCGGGGCATGCGCATCTTCAGACGAATGTGCTCTGCAGCGAGCTCGTGAAGACGGGTACCTTTTGCTGCGGCCTGAGATGTCCGGAAGGACTCGATCAACTTCTCAGGGGAGTAGTTGAGCCAGTGATACTTACTGGCGGAGAGAAAAGCATGGGCGCCACTAAGCGCAGAGTGATCGTTGAAGTTCATCTAGAATCTCGCTCTCATTCTCGGGGTAGATGAATGCTGCATACGACATTGCGTGCATGGTCCGAACGTAATGTGCTTGGTTCGGACGGACTGAGGCATACTCGCCTCGCTTGACTTCAAGGGCCGCCCACTTATCCTTGTGGAGGATGATCAGATCAGGGATCCCTTGAATGTAGTTGGGGTCGTTCTTGAGAACGATGCACCCTGGCAGCATCTTACCCAGCTTCTTAATCAGCTGGGCTTGAAACTGAGACTCACGCATGGTTGTGCTCCTCTGGGTAAGCCTATAAGAAGGGATAAGCTTTATTTATTCCTTCTATTCATTATATGCCGAGTTCGCGGCATGGGGCAGGGACACTAGTAGAGACCCCCGTGCTTTGATATGGGCGGGGTTTTGTTACAGATGTGACTGATGTGAAAATCTGATCGATGAGCATATCCAAACATCACCAAACATCATCTAACAGGTAGGTGGCCATTTTTTTGTGAAAAACCCTATACTATATATAATAAAAAAACTCAATCAATCAATCAATTAATAAATTTCACAAAAAATGGCCACTTGCCACTTTTCGTTGCAATTCCAAGGAAAAGTCGGGGTCGCTAAAACACCATGTGGCCACTTTTTTGGCCACTTTCCCCAATAATCACACCAGCCACATCAGTAACACCCTAAAATGTTACCAATGTGACTGATGTGATTATGAGGGACACTAGTTCAGGCCTGAAATGCCCGTTCGTTGAAGACTCGTTTCGCCCTCAGCGAACGTTTCACAGCCTTATCGATCGAAGAATCACTCTCAAGGAAGTAGTATTTCAACTCCTTGTAAGGCGTATTCAGTCGGTCGATCCGTCCTTCACACTGCTCGGTGACTCTCCAGGAATAGTTGTAGGACCAGAAGAGAACCGTATTGGTACTAGTACAGTTCCATCCCTCTGCTGCCGAGGTGTACTGACAGATATAGATCCATCGATCTCCTCCTGGTAAAGCATCGTGCCTATGTCCATTCCATTGCGCCGTAGGCAGTCCAAGCCGAGCTGCAATTGCAAGTATTCGCTCGAGTTCATAGTCGTAATTGTAGAATACGATAACTCTCTCATGGCTTGCGAGAAAGCGGAGGGCTTTGTCTGAACGCCAGTCATTGTCGCTCACTACCTTTCGTAGGGTTCTGCAGACCCCACCTGCATCTCTAAGGGGTTCATTCGTCCAAGGATCCATACGAGTCTTGACAACACGCTTGTAGAGCTCTCTGTCATACTCACACGGAATCCGATGCCTCACACGAGTCGTATGGCGCTCAACCGGCATCTCCACGAGGATACTACGCCGCAATCGCTGCAGCTTCGCCTCCCCTATGTATTTCTTGACCTTAGGGTATTTTGCGAATCTGTCAAATATTACGTGGTCATCCAAGAACTCAGTCCGAGTCCTGTAGAAGCCGTGCGCCATGAATACCGGGAGGTAGTCCAACCAGACATCTCCAGGGGTCGCTGAGAGCATGATCCAGGTGTTCTTCTTCGTTATCTTGAGGAACTCCTTGACCCAGCGCCCACTGCCAGAAGCACGCTGTTCGTCAAAAAAGAATACCGCGTGTTCCCGGTCTGAGTACTTCCCGATGTTGTTCCACGAGTCCACGACAATCCGTGAACCTGTGAAAGAACACTCAGGATCTGTACTCAGACCGAGACGCGCAGCTTCTTCCTCCCACTCAAGGGAGTCCCGCTTCTTAGCGGTTGTGATGACGTACAGCGTAGGGGAGCCCTTGACCCGTTTCTTAGCCAAGGACCCCCCTTTCTTGAACAAGGCGGCGTTACAAACCGACGTGAGATACCATGCCAGGCTGGTCAGGGTCTTCCCTGAACCAACGCCACCAGCCAAGATGCTGCCGTTTCGCAGTTGACGCACCGCCTGAATCTGCTCAGGGCGATACTCAACTGTCATTCTATCCTAGTTCCTCCTCCACCTCCGCAAATATGCGGTCCATAGCGTCGTTGTACTCTGCCCACTGCTTCTGTCGGTACTCCCGGATAGAAATACACTCAAGATTGTCAGGGGCAATGTTCTCCCAGTCGCCGTCCTTTGGAACGACGTAGTGCTTGTATGGAATTGCCCCGAAGAACGTGTACCATACTACGTGGTGCGCCCGGCAAGAGGAGCTCTGACCATCACAGAACAAATTCACACGAGGAGTTCCACGATGGTCGTATGTGAGCTTCTTGATCTGCTGAGTCCCGCCATGACGAATACGGCCCCGAGTCGAGACCTGGTATCCTTCATAAGCGGCGGGGGCATCAAACCACTCCTCAGTCACACGTGCATCCTCTTTACGTGGTCGAGAAGATACTCAGTGGCAATCTTCCCATCCCGGACACGAAGACGGGTGTTCTTCGTCGAGTAGAAGTGCTCGATCTGGTCCCCGTTCACGAAGACGAAATGTAGAAGACCATCTGAGATCTCAGAAACTCGCTTCAGCTTCTTCTTCACCCCCGAGACATAGACCCACCTGGCTTCGTCAGCACGGAGCAGCGGCTTGATGTCACTGACCTCAGTGTACAGAACCTCAGTGGGCTCGATAGACCAGGCGTCAGCATTCTTGTAGTACTCGAACTTCTGCTTGGAGCTGATCTCGACCTTCTGGATGGTACTCCCGAGCCGTAGTATTAGGTACAGCTGGTAGTTACCAGGCTTTGCAAGGTTGTGCTGCATCCCGAGGACCGTGTGGAACTTCTCCTTATAGAGAACCACCACTTCCTTAAGGCGGTCGAAGGTCTCCTTGATATAGAAGTCCTGGAAATCAATCGCGTCGAGAGTCTTCTCCGGCTTCATCAGCGGCTCCTTCCTGATAGCACGGTAGTATCCGGGTGCTCCATCAAGACCGGGGGTAAACTCGAACTCGAGAGAGTCGATATTAGTGTATACGACGTGCTCAATGTTCATATCATTGAGGGCCACATCCACAAGAGCGGTGTCGTCCTCGATCTTAACCGCGATGGTCTTGAATACATACCCGCTTCCGCCTTCGATCATCGTACAGAAGTAGTTCTTCCCATAGATGGCGTTCGACAGGAGCTTGAAGTAATCCCTACCCGAGTACCTGTCAGCGAACAAAACTCCCATGTCATATTCTTTCTTCTCGATCTTGACTGCAGTCCATTGTGTATTCGGACGATACTGAACGAATTCCCACTCTTCGATATCCTCGACCCATACGTCGTTCTTCCCCCACTCTGTTCGGAACTCCACAGAGTTATCGAATGGATCACCGGTAATGATGCAGTAGTCGATGACATCAATGGTGCCCTTGTGCGGAAAATATACGGGCATACGGTTCCCGCACTTACGAGTCTCAGTGATGTGAGACAGGAATTTCACCCCAGGAATGACCCGAGGCTTCTTATAGAATCCTTCTGTGTTCAGTTCCATATCAGTCCCACTTCATCTGGTAAGAAACATTCTTAGCATACTTGACGATCCACTTGGGTTTACCCGAAAGTCGAGTATGATCCCGGGTGATGATCGTGTCTTCGTCGAGTCGAATCATGACACGCTCTGTAGGCTTGGAGCCGATCGTGAGATATAACGCGTCCTCGCCAGTAACCTTAGTGAAGGAGTAGACAATGTAAGAATGCCCACCCCACTCGACTACATCAGGACGATCTCCGATCTTCTTCCAGTAGCTGTAGTACTCCCTCCACCCGAGCTCAACAAATTCATCGGCGAAGTAGAGGACAGTACCATCACTGTAGAAGGAGTCCGAAATATCGAACAGCTTCTTTCGCCCCTTCGAGTCAACAGTTACCATCCGGTGCTTACCCTCAAACTTGTTGAGGATGCCCGTGATGATAAGCGTCTCCTCTCGGAACCGAAGCTTCGGGAAGTCCTCCTTGTTCCGCTCATCACTCAGGTCCTGAATGTAGGCCTGGAGCTCGTCGATAGGAACCGGACCCTTAGTAATCTTCCAGTCGCTCACTTGTTTGACGCCTTTCGCTGTCGCTTGGGAATATCATACTCATCGAGAAGGTAGTCCATGAACCTTGCGAACTGCTCAGCGAAATCATCCGCGAGCTCTCGGTTCCGAACCATGGGGATGCTGATGAGGAAGTTGTAGCCGTTGCCACTTCCAGCCGAGCTACGAGGCATCACCTTGACATGGGCGCGGAGCTCACGTCGCTGGGGGTGCTTGATGAAGGCCAGGACGATATCCTTGCCGGAGATCTTTGGTCGATCGGGGTACAGCTCCGTACGAGGCTGCTTACCCTCAGCACGGTCCTTTGCACGGGCCTCAGCAAGAGCCTTTGACTCTGCAGCCTCAGCCTCGGCAACAGCCTTTCGAATATCGTCAGCAGTAACAATCAGTCGACTCGCCATTTGTGTGTCCTTTCTATTGGCGAACCCCGGGGCCCTTTTACAGACCCCGGGGGTATAAAATCAGCCGCGGCGCATCTCTCGGATGAAGATCCAGATGAGCCAGAATCCTCCCGTAAGAGCAATCATTGTGCAGTCAAACAGGAAGTTGAAGAATCCGTAGCGTCGCATATCAGGCAGCCTCCTCGCTATCAGCGTACTTGGCGTCGAGCGGATCCTCGGCGATCGTGACATACATGGTGCCCAAATATGCCTTAACGCCGGTGTTACCGTTCGCCTCCCAGACATAGGGGTTGATCGTGAGATCGACATTCAGGATCTCGACATAGTCCAGCGAGTCAATCGTCTGCTCGTTGAGGAAGACCTTCCGACGAGTGATGTTCGGAATACAGACCACCTTCGGAGGACGTGCCCGGTAAGAGGCCTCCACCTTGAGATACCAGATGACAGCATCCGGGTCATTCCGAGACTCCCGGGACTTTACGTTCCATCCGTCTCGCTGCAGGTTCTCGACCATATCCTTGGGAATCTCAACGCAGAAGGTACGCTTCGTACCACCGGCGAACGGACCAGCAGCAGAGAAGTCCTTGAAGAAGATGCGGGCGTTCTCGATTGTGAGGTTGTTCAGTCGTGCCATTGTGTGCTCCTTAAAATATCAGGCTCGGAGGTCGGGGTGAACGGAAGACGGGCCCATCTCGGCCAGCTTGAGTACTCGGCTGATGAACCGGGTGAGGTTCTTCTTCTGCCGGCACTTGAAGAGGATGGTGCGAATCCCCTCAGCGAAGAGGATGTCGCCGTAGACAATGTCAGGTCGCTTGTAGAAACTAACCTCAGTTCCTTCCTTGAGATCGAAGTGCATCTGGTCGCTATACCGACCAACCCACGAAGGCTTAATCGGGCTGCGCTGGTTCACCCATTCCTCAATGAGTACCCCATCGAACTCATTCGCCTCCTCGATAACGTTACCGTTGAGGTCGAATCCGTCGACTGCGCTGGGCTTCTTCTTACCCATGGTGTCTCCTTAGTAGAACTTGATTGCGTTGTTGTGGATCCTCTGAGGCTGGGTCATACGAGCCACTCCTCCTTCAGCTCGAGGTTTGCCGAAAGGACCTGACGCATGAAGTTACAGGCGATCTGATACTCCCGGTGGTTGTAGATGTAGATGGGCTTGATCACCTGATCCCCTTCGTTAATGAAGATCCGCATGATCATTACCTTGTGAACATCGTCATATGTCACAAGTACGCTGTTCCCATTTGAGTACTGGTGCTCGATAATGTCGATGGAGTTGCAGATGATCAACACGTCCTCATGATCGCTCGACTCTGCGTACTCGATGCTTCGACGGAATGCCTCGAAGCAGTCCTTAAGGCTGAGGAACTCGCCTTCGATTGTCAGACGATCCTCATGTGGTACAAGCTTTCCCATAGTGTGCTCCTTTCTGAGAAAAGCCTATACCCCAGGTTAATGGGGTATAAGCGTGAGATCAGTCTTCGATCTCGATGTGGGTTCGTGCTTCCTTGACGGCATCAACTGTTTCATCGAAGGTCTTTCCGACCTCGCGCTGGACGATATTACTAGCGGCAACTCCAAGACCCAATCCACCGAACCAAAGCAGAATCTTTTGGATTCCGTTTGCGTTCTTGTAGAATGGGCCGAAGAGGCTACTGGCAATCATACCAGCACCAAGGGAAGTGATTCCGGTGATGACGGTCTTAGCGACGGGTAGCATGAGTTTTCCTTTCGAGTAGAGGGGTCTCATTATACCCACAGTTTCCAACGCGACCCCCGGGCCCTTTTACAGACCCGGGGGCTTTATCGGATTAGGACTCAGGCATAGCTATGCCAACCCTGACAGGTGCTCTGAATCCACCACGCGTGCCAACGCATGTCCCAGAACGAGAACTTCCAGACCCAGTGTCCGCATTGCATATCAGACTCCTATCACTGACAGATGGTGTTGAACGGGCAGTAGTGGCGGTTGTATCCCATGAATACCCGCTCGTAGTAGTACCAACGAACAATGTTCCACATAGTGGTCTCCTTCTAGAGTAGTTGAAATATGATCAGGTCCAGTTGGTTCGTCCGCAACCAGCGTCCTGGACCCACATGCGGTACCAGAGACCACCGTACAGGTGCACCCAGCGCCAACGTCCGCACATATCACTTCACCTCCTTCTCAGTAAGAGTAAGCGTGGAACGACGGGATGAATCTGGCATCATTACGAGCTCCTTCATCCCAGCTTGGCAGAAGAAGAACGCACTCCAATTGAACCAGTTGAAGTGGAGGATCTTCTTCTCTCGAGGGCATGCGATTCGGCAGTACCCCAGCTCATCCTTCAGCACTCGGGCATTCCAGTACTTACTTACCCGTCCGTCAGGAGAGTATACCGTGAGTGTGAAGTGGTCGTGGTTGACCTCGTAGATGATCGGGTCATCAAGAACCGGGTCACGGTCCTCAATGTCCTTCTCGAAATATGCGTTCCAGACGTTTACCTTCTCAGCCATCAGTCCCAAGACTCCAATCGTACGGCTCAAGCTCCAAGGGTGAAGGCCTCGAAATCCCCGTATTCGCAGACCGCAGCCTTCGCAGTGTCAGCAAGACCTTCGAAGTATCCCCAGTCGACCCATTCCTTCCAGTCGTCCGGGTGCGCATTCTTGAACGCTTCGAACTGTACCCACCGGTAACCGGTACTGCCTGATGCGGCATGGTAGTTGCCATCTTTCTCGCGGAGAAGGATCCCGCCTCCACGGTTCACGGGGACGAAGGCGCCGGTCTTACCGACAAACTCCATCTCAGGGTTCTCTTCCGAGCCATTATTGAGGTACAGAGCGGTGGTAACGCTCTTGGTTTCCGCCACGTCCTTGATATCGAGCTCCTCCTTCGAGAAGAGCTCCTTGAAGACGTAGGGGTGTTGGAACTGGGCGCCGGTAGCACTCCAGTGTCCGTCAAAGTAGTCAACATAGACGGCCTTGTTCACGAGACACATACGGTCATAAGTGGCCTCGTGCTCGAATGTGTAGCCGTACTTCTTGCCGAACTCCATGACCTTCTCGATAATCTCGGGAGTTGCCCTCGGGATCTTGATCGAGTCGGTCTTGATGTGCGCAACGTCGAAGCCCTGCTCCTGGACAAAGTGCTTGAGGTCTACCATGAATAGCGCACCTCTCTTCGCAACAATATTGTCCACGTTCCGCGGGTCCTTAAACGGATTGGCGAACTTCGCCGCAGTGAGGCCGTACACGGAGTTGATGACGATCTTGAGTGCGAAGGCCAATGCCTCGTAATCGACGCCTTCCTCCAAGAAGGGGGCCAGAGCCCCATCGAGCAGTGCTCGGGCAGATTCGTCATCGTGGTGCTTAATCGCTACTCGGGCCTGTTTGATCTCGCTGAAACGCTTAGTGTATCTGTCTCCGAAGAGGTTGAGACACTCGATTGAAGTGGGATGCATGCTCGCAACGTCGAGAAGGGCGACGTCGACATAGATCCCTTCCTCGGCGTAGACGTACCCGCCTTCGCCCACTTCTTCGCCGCGGTAGGTAGACTTACCGAAAGAGTACTGATAGCCAGGAAATTGCTGTGAGAGATCGGTGTATACGAATTCATCCTGGGGATTCCTGTTCTTCCCGAAGATAATGAACTGACTGTGCTTGTTCGTCGTGTCATTCGGCGTCAAACCAGACAGCTGGGCAAGCATAAGACGGGCCTGCCAGTCCGCATGGAGATGGTTGAAGACCTCCTCGGTTGCGATAACGTCATTATCACAGTACTCCGCCACCTCTTCCCAGCGCTCCTCGGGGACATTCTCGTCCCAAGGGAGCCCCAGCTCCTGGTGATGCAGTCCAAGCTCGATCTCCCACTTCTTGAGGGACATCTTTGTGGCTGCGAAATCGTACACATCGGTGTAGGACAGGTTGTATGCCTCAACGAAGCCGGCAGTAACGCTGTTCTCGATGATTCTCTTGCTCAAGTCGTACAGCTTGGCGTTGTTGAAGCCCAGCGTACGAGCGTAGAGAATATGATTGTCGTACTTTCGGCAGTTGAAGCCGATGAGACGCATCTCGCAGAGGGCCTCGATCTCCTCAGGGGTGGGGTTAATCATCCGATGGACCACCGGATTACCCTTGACCTTCCAGTTCACGAGGAACAGGTTTGGGAAGACCTCAACGTCGAAGAATACCAGCTCATCAGAAGGGAACCCGATGACGTTTATCTCGGGATCCTCGTTTGTGAATGGCATCTCCATCACAGTCTTGATGGCTGCGTCTGCCTGATGCGTCGAATTCATAGCGAATGCGAGAATCCGTGGCTTCAGATCCTTGACGTCGTAGATCATGTTCTGATCCTGGGCGTCTCGGAGGATCTTAGCAATGAAATCGATCGAGGGCTTCGTTGCAGGATGAATCTCCTTGCGCAGATTTCGCTCGATCAGGTCTCTCAGCTTCTTCTCATTCGCCATGGTGGTTTTGTTTATCACCTTGCGCTCCTTAAGCGGCAACCCCTCCGAAATATGAGCTACCGGGATGTTGTTGCAGTGCGTAACCTTCCGCCTCAAGGACGAGTCTCCTGTGAAGACCTTGATCTCAATGTCCTCGTCATAGAGCCGTGCCAGCTCGGTCGGGTCACCATCGTAAATATAATGGAGATGGATACCGTTTCCGCCCTGGCTGGTCTCTGCATACGTCGGAGGCCACTTTGAGGCTTCTTGAAGGTTGCGGTTAAGGTCCTTCTTACCATCTGTCTTGATGTCGAAGTCAATGACAATATGGTTCTCAGGGACCTTGACGTAGTGGACCTCGTGAGTATCGATGTCCTTCAGAGTAGTGTGAACGTTCGCCCATCGGAATTGCGGAGTTCCAGAAGGCCCTGCTTGCTGAGCTGGGCACTCCATGAGTACCACGTCGAGAAGGGACTCTTCCTGGTCGAGGTCGAGGGAGTACGGCTCTTCGGGTTTTGGTTCGAGCTCGGGGGCATCGATGAGGTAGGTTTTGAATCCTGAGTAGACATTTCTCAACCTGTCATTCTCGTGCTGAACTCTGGGATGGAACTCGCTGAAGTAATCTTTGAGCTCCTCTCGGAAGATATACCGACTCTTCGGGTACGGGATGTTGCTCTCACTGCAGTACTCCTTATACAGCTTATATGCCATTGTGAGACTAATATACTTCTCCGTCTTGAAGAGAAGGTAATTCTCCTCAACAAAGTTGTAGAGCACATTGGTCCTAAGCATCATGTCCTGGGGCTTATAGGCGTCATAATAATGCTTACCTAGACTCCTATAAACCCCAAGACAATGATTCGCGATCCGTCCGAGCTCATCCCGGATCTGGGTCATGAGAGTTTGATACTCACCGATATCCAGTTTGTCCCCGGTAGGGGAGATGTCGATAAGTCGACGGATGATACCGGACTTGGAGTCTGTGATCTTAACAGGCTTGTTAGTCCCGATGAATAAGATTGCATTAACTCGCTTGGGAAATCGTCGAACGCCCTTCTCATTAATGAGAATGGTCTCATGGGCGACGATGCTGTTGAGGAGCCCGTTGGACTCGATCCGGGATAGGTCTCCATCTTGGTCGATGGCCACGAGCGAACTCTTGGCGAGAGAGCTTGTCGCGAACTGATCTGACTTGGATCCAAGAGCTCCTGCATCGAATGTAGTTGTGTAGCCTTGGAAGAGGAGCTCCAGAATATTGAGGACAGTGGACTTTCCAGACCCGGGCGGACCATATAGGACGGCAAACTTCTGTATCCGTTTGCTATCCCCAGCCACGATGGAGCCGATGATCCACTCAAGCTTTCGTCGAGCATCCTCATCATATAGGACTCCAATGAGTCTTCCCCAAGCGTCCGGAGTACCGTCCTCCAGTGAGTAGGGTAGTCTTGCGGTTGCATAGTCTTCCTTTCTAGGCTTACTATCCGCAAATATGAGCTTCGAGTTAAGCTCCTGGCCATTGTCAGGAAGCCTGGACTTCCATGTCTGGAAGCTGGTCCACAGTCCGTTACTGTAGTTGGACAGGGGTTTCACAACGGTCTCGAGCTGCCCGTTGAGTTTCTTCTGGTGCTCGAAGAGGGACCGGTCTACGAACGTGGCGACGTCAAACTCGTCTGTAGACCAGAGCCCCTTCTCCTCATCCCATATGGCTTGGAAGTCTCGCCCCTGAATGAGAATATCCCTCGACCGTCCGACGAGGAACTCAGGGTAGATTTCCACCTTTCCACTTTTAGTGGTACGCTCGCAGATTCGGTAGAAATCCATGAGTCTCCTTTACATATAGTTCTCGTTTGCGTAGGCATTCATCTGGGCCCAGATTTCCGCCTTCCGCATATCACGTGCGCCATGCAGGGGAATAGCACGAAGAGGGAACATGGATCCGTGCCCCATCTTCGTGTAGTCCCGTGCATTAATCCGCTCGAGGATGGACTCTACCTCTTCCTCATGGCGGGGGTTGAACAGTGCCTCGTCGTTGTACTCGTAGAGACCGCAGTTCTTCACCATCTCCCAGAAGTACCATTCAAGGGAATATGGCGTATCATCATCCTCAAGAATCATATCCATACGCTCGGCCAAAGCGATGAACATCTCGAGCATAGAGCATTCCTGCTCGTTCAGCCACACGTAAGACACATCGGGGTTCTCCCGAGTGAATACCTTACGGAGCTCAATACCATCCAGTGCACGGTTGATGTCGTTCGCGATCGTCACCTTGAACGGCGTCTGGTGCATGATCTCGAGCAGGCTCATGAAGGATTCCTCGGGGGACTCGGCCATGCGAGTATCCCCCGTTCTATCCACAAGCCACTCGAAATATGAGTTATCCGGTGCTGCCTCGATCATTACTCATCCTCGTAGGGCTCAACTCCGAGGACAGAATGCTCATAAGACTCGTCAATGAGAGTGATCTCAAAGTCCGCGTGGCGGCTCATGCTTCGGACGTAGATGATGGAATCGGATGCCGACACACCCGAGATGATGTTGTCGAACCAAGAAGTGTTCGCAAGGGGGATGCCTCGATTGTCGGCGAAGACGTCATCCTCCATGTAGTAGGTCAGCTCGACATGCTCCTGGTGGTTAGGAGCATTGTACTCTGCCTCAGTGATCTGATAGGCCTCGAAGTGCTGCCTATCAAGAGTCCGCTTGGTTACTTCCTCCTGGTCGGAATCGTCCACAGGACTCGGAGAGTAATCCACAACAGACTCCTGTACCACTGGTCCAGGTTCCGGTTCACTACTCTCTGGATCAGCGCTCTCTCCCACCTTCTCTTTGTGCTTCGACTCAGCAATTTCAGCCAGCTCCTTGTTGATCTCGATTGCTGCTTCCTGGAAGTCTCGCTCGAACTTGCGAGCAAGTACGACATATACGCCCACTCCGCCGGCGATAACTCCGGCTCCAAATGCGAGTACTCGATCAAGCATATGCGCCTCAGATCTTGTCGTACATAACGCCGTCGACGTTGAAGTCAAGCGCCCACTTGGTGACCGTACGACCCTTCTCGTCCTCGCCCTCGAAGGTTCCTTCGAAGATGTTGAAGTCGACAAAGTCGTCGCCGTTGCCCTTGACCCAGCCAGTCACAGCACCAGCGGGAGTGTGCGGGAACCCGAGCATCTTGTAGACCTCGTTGAGGAAGATGTGCCCGCGAGTCTGCAGAATATCATTCGCGTACTGCTGCTGGCACTTGAGGTGGAGCATGGAAAGGTCCTCATCAGCGGACCAGTTGTTGTTCGTCTCGTCGAAGATAACCCCGTACGGGGATACACCATCGACGGCGGCGATAGCCTCCATCGTCAGCTCGTTCTTGGTGAGGTCCTCCTCGGCAGTGGAGACAAGCGCGTCGATCACCGCGTCCTTACCGAACTTCGACTCGACCTTCTTCTTGTAGGTCTTGAAGGCCTGGTCGACAGCGGCGTATGCAGCAGCCAGGGAGGCATTCCGCTTGAGCATGATGCCGTGGCCAGTTGCCAGAGAAATGATGGACGCCGCACCAAGAATCAGGGCGGGGGCATAAAGCTTCGCCAGCTTGGTGGTCATTCGGGTGTAGAGGATCACCTTGTCGTGCAGGGCGTCCTTGTCCTCGAGCTTTCCGGCCTCGTGAGCCTCGTGGACCTTGACGAGAAGAGCGGTCTCCTCAGAGATCGTCTCCTCGACCTTCAGGGTGGCCTTGGAGGCGAGAATGGTGGTGCCGATGAACCCAGCGGTTCCGGCAGCAGTCAGGATTGTCGGGGCATGCTTGCTGAGAACCAGCCCAGCGCGCCCAGCGAGACGGGTAACAATTCCAAGATTCATTTGATACGTCCTGCTTTCTTGAGTCGAAGGTAGATAGCGATTGCCTGGTCGTCTTCCATGCGTTCAACACGGCGACGCCACTTGTCTGAGTATGGATAGGCGGCGATTAGTTCAAGCCGCACTTGCTGTGGATTCATCGTGAGTTAATGTGATCCGGTTTCGGGAGCTGAAGCATGTAGCCTCGACGGCTACGGATCACCGACATGTACCGGGCCGAAGTCCAGCCCCAGTTCTCGTCAGTGTATTCGGTAGTGATCCCGCACAAGTCGTACAGGTCTGCAACGGTGGCAAGACCGTATTCCTCGATGAGGTCCCCGAGTCGGTCGATAACGAGATAAGCCTCGTCCCGGGACTCAAGCTCGATTTCCGAGAAGTCATGGTAGCGACGGGTACGAGGTGAAGCATCTCGTCGGTTGCCTGGTGCCATGCCCGGTCGAGAGTATGAGCCGTAGGAGACTCGGGAGGTTGAAGATCCGCCGCGTGAGCGAGGCGAAGACTCTCCGAAGAGGAGACGCTCCACGCCCTGCGAAACCAGATCGGAGAGTGTGTTCTTAATAGCCGGGATCGCAACGTCGTAAAGTAGATACTGGCCAACATTCTCAATATCCTCTCCGACGAAAGCGGCTACAGCCTTCGTTCCAAAGCTCTGCTTCTTCTTTGCCGCAGGCTTTGAGGTCACCTGCTCGATCTTCTTGCGCTCTGTGGTCTTGCTGTTGGATGGTAGATTGGGGCGGATTGGTGCATTCGCCATAGTGGCTCCTTTGAGAGAGGTGGGGGCCCCAGATTTCTCCAGGGCCCCCAAATATGTCAGAGTTCGTCGATCTCCGCCTTCTTCGCGTCCTCCTCAAGCTGCTTGTACTTGGGGTCGTTCATGACGGACTTGATGACGCTGGCGGGCATGATCCCGTCGTAGAAGGCCTTCACCACGTGAGGCTTATCCATGAGCTCCTCGAAGAATGCCTCGTACTCGGGGCTGTTGAGGAAGGACTCCTTGATGACGTCGTTCTTGACGAATCGGTCGCCCTGGCGCTCACCATAGGCAGACCCCACAAGGTCGTCAATGTACCGGATCATCGTGAGACGGTCCTCGTTGTCAGTAGCCACCTTGAGCATCTGCTCGAAGGACTTGACGCCCTCGTACCGGTTGATGAACCCGAAGATCTCTCGACGGGAGAGGTTGAAGTAGAGCTTCTTGGTGGTAGGCTCGTCGTCGAAGAAGCCCTTGACGCGGATGACGTGGGTGAACATATGCCAGTTTCCTTTCAGTTGATCTTGAAGTAGTTTTCCTTGGGTGCGACCAAGAAATCGATTGTCAGGACAGGCTCCCCCTTCTCGGTAAGGAGAGACCCGAATTCCACGCTGAGGGCGTTGGGATCAGACCATCCAACAAGCTCACCGGCGGACACTGGCGGAAGCCCAAGTCCGGCGTAGAATTCGTTAAGGGAAGCATAGCACTCTGAGTTGAGCTGTCCGTTGATGTTGTTCTCGACTCGGCGAATGGTTTCGATGTCAGATTTGAAATACCTCCCCGAGAAAGTATCGTAGCACAGAACATCTCCTGATGAGGCCACAAGGACAGTCCCGGGACGTGGTTCACCAGTCTCCTGAACCGATTTCTCTGCAACGCGGGCCGCAACCTTCTGTACGTCCTTCGGTTTAACCACGTCCGACACCGCCTCGCGATATCGTCTAAACGCTGCCTCGCTACCGGAATACGCCAGTGCGAACGCCGCACCGCGAGCGTACTGAATACGGTTTGCCGCGACAATCGATACCAGAGTTGCAACCCCTGCAATGGCCGGGGGAATGTAAACCCGATAAGATATTGCGAACTTCTCCCGCCAGGAGAGGTCCTCCGGCGACCGGAGGTTATCTTCGCAATAATCGGCGACTTGTTCAATGGCGAGCATCGTAGACTTCGCCGTGAGGATGGCAGTAGTGACGGTCCCAATGCACGCGGAGGCTGCGAGAATCGCCGGCGCGTTTGCCTTGATAAATTGCGTACAATTGTTCGCATTGATCACTTTTCCTCCTTACTCAAATATGCCTCAATCTCCATCCTTACAAGAGATTCCACATCCTTCCGAGTCAGAGGAAGCGGCTCCCGCTTGTCTCGGTAGGCCTTGAGCCAGGTACCGATGAGGGCCATCAGCTGCGTCCAGAGAATGCAGATCGTAAGGGCTCCGAGAATATACAGGGTCCACCAGATGATGTTCATGAGTGCTTCCTTTCTAGTTTCTTGAGCTTGGGGGTCAGTTTCCAGTTCTGCGGATTATTGACGCAATCCACGATGTAATCCGGAGTAAACTCCCAGACACCGTTCTCCTTTGGGAAGTGCCGGAAGTCGATCGAGTCTGCTGCCATTCGTCGGAGGTACTCTCGTCGTCCATCTCCTCGTCGGAAAGCACGAGACTCTGCGGTGACTCCATCAACACCGAGATAGAGTACGGACAAAGCGTCTCCTGTGATAATGTCAGCATGTCGAGCCAGGAGCTCCAGGACCCCTCCGACGGTGAGGATAACGACTCGGTTCGTCTTGGATGCAGATCGGACCAGTTCGTCTCGAGGAACTCCGTATCTCCATCCTCGGAAGGTCTCGACACACAAGAGATCACCTCGCTCCTCCCATTCAGCAAAGCTTTGATCCTTGAGGAAGTAGTAGGAAGATAGGTCCTCTCCCATACGCTTAGGTCGGGTCGTTGCAGTGCGGACTGCATGGTATCCCTCATCCTTCACCAGCTCCTTCTGGAATGTAGACTTGCCTGAACAACTTGGTCCCAGCAGGACTACTAGCATGTGTGCTCCTTTCTAGTTCGACAAAAGCCTATACCCCATGTCGGGGTATAGAGCTGGATTACCAGCGGTTGAGTCGGTTGTCACGACGCGAGATGAATCGCTGCTGGACCGTCAGAACGTGCTTCATACGGTTGTTTGCGCCCCTGCCGATAAAGCAGGAAGCGAGAACAATACCGAGGATGAAGGTCACGGTCTTGATGGTCGAAACGAGAATGCGGGTCATGATGTGTCCTTTCAAACGAGGGGTTTCATAATACACCCCGTTTTTCTCGCGGACTACAGATGGAGGGTCAGTCCGACCCAGAGAACAGACAAGACCACAAGGCCCACCATGAGCCCCGTCTTGATGAGGATTCCGAGTCCGAGCGCGATGATGATAAGTACGCTCGTGATGATGAGTGCGCATATAGCCGCAAGAGTCCAGTCATTCATCATACCTCCTAGTAGTCGAGTTCCATAAAGATGTATGAGCAGAAGCCTACACCGAAGATTCCAATGACGGTCTCGCCGAAGACCTTCTCCGGCAGGGTCGATCCAAATTTGCTCCAGAGAACCCATCCCAGTGATGCGAAGAAAATGGCCATACAGCCTGTCCAGAGATACTTCATTGTGTGTTCCTTTCTCAAGAAAAGCCTATAACCCAGGTCGGGTTATAGGTGAGAGTTCAGTCGTCAGAGTCTTCGGACTCGACAGCGTCGGCCTCGTCAAGGTCGTCGTGCTCAAGCTCTTCGGGCTCTTCGATCTCCGGTACTGAACGGATCGCCATCAGAGTCAGAGCGGTGCCTGCTGCGAATACAGCGGCTCCAGCAATGAGCTTGGTAGCGTTCCGCTTGATAGCGGGGACGAGAGCGTCCTTGTTGAACTTGAACTCGAAAACCTTGTCGTTGGTCTCGACGGTGGTGTCGTTGGTGTCCATGGTGGTTCCTTTCGAGTAGAGGGGTCTCATTATAGTCATAGTTTTTTACGCGAAAGCCTATACCCCAAGTTAATGGGGTAGTTGGCTCAGAAGAGGTTCAGTTCGGGGACCTTCTTTTCAGTACTCGCCGGGCAGCGACTCATCGACCTTTCCTGGATTCGCTCCCACAAGAGCGCTTTGCTCAATTTCCGATAGTGTTCGGTCTTGAGCTTCTGCTCGTTGTAAGCGATTCCATAGAACATGGTGAGAAGAGTCGTGATGGCAAGAGCAATGTAGAGCATGGTCTTTCCTTTCGTAGGTCTTCAATATACGCAAGGAAAATGGCGCGCAAAGCCTATACCCCTTGGTAGGGGTACGGCTCCGTATCAGAATGAGATACGGTTCTTGAGTTCCTGGATCTTCTTGGCTTGTGCCTGATTCGTCTTGATGAGTTCCTGGATGAACTCCTCGTTCTTGTCATTGTAAGCGTACAGATTCTTACGAATCCGAGCGAGTTCAGCAACGCTCTTCTTGAGCTTGCGGTTCTCTCGGAATACAAAGAATGCTGCAATCGCCTGAGCAATGACAACAATGAAGAGGGCCAGAACAGAGTAAGACATGGCGCTTTCCTTTCAGAGTAGGGTCTTCATTATAGCCTAAGTTATACTTGCGAAAAAAGAAAAGCCTAGATCCCATGGCGGGATCGTTGGCTGTGAGATTAGTAGGGATCAGATTTCACGGGTCTTCTTGCCGAAGATTTCGCCGATGATCAGCAGGGCGCTGATGATGACGAAGGGGAGGGCAATGAGAGCAGCGAGGGTGAACATTGTGGTTCCTTTCTAGGGTCTTCATTATACCGTGTGTTATTTCTGCGACTCCTGTGACTAATGTAACTAAAAACATAAACGCGGGAAAATTCGACGAAACCTTAGATCCCATGTTGGGATCTAAAGCCTTGTCAGAGATATAGGTGGTCGTACTCAGTCGAGCTCAGTCCAGTTGCAGCAAGCTCCTCAGCGTAATCGAGGGCGGCCTGTGCAGCGGCGGGG